TTACAAACGTGCCGCTGGCCGGAGCACCTTGAGTAGTCCCACCAACGTATCGAGTAGCGGCAACTGCGCCCGTGAGTCCGGTGGCCGAGTAGGCAGGAGCGGTGACTACCCCGGTGAACGTGGGATTAGCGACCGGGGCGTAGTCGGTGTTGGCAACGGCAATCGAAGGAACACCCGTGCCGGTGGTGTTCTTCAGGATGCCGGTAGCGAGGCTTGAGAGCAGTGTTCCGTTGATGCCCTTGACCGTCGTGGCTCCACCAGTAGCCGTTGAGGTTGCATCCCCGGTGAGCGCCGTGAACGATCCTCCGCCGCCACCACCGACTCCAGCGGTGGCGTAGACGTACCACGTCGTGCTCGAGGTGATGTACACGACCGCATACGCCGTTCCGCTCGCCATGGAGATGTTGCCTGATGTGACCCCGTTCACCAGGGTGGTGCCTGAACCGGGAGCGAGGGTGATAACGCCTGCCGTGGTGTTCACGATGACGTTGCAAGTGCTGTTCTGGGTGCCAGTTGCAGGCAGGGTAGCGGTGACTCCACCAGCACCCGTGTAGACGGTTTCCTCGCCTGCTACCAACGACGCTGCAAGCGTGCGAGTTCGAGCGTTGTCAAGCTGGCTGAGGATGGTGGCAGTGCCGACCGTCTGCGCCACGCCCTGGATCCCGAGGACCGTGGTCGCCCCACCACTCGAGGTGGAGGTGGCATCGCCGGTCAGCGCCGTGAACGCACCCGAAGACGCAGCAAATGGCGGAACCTCTGGTCCGATGGTCGATGCCACTATTGCCTCAGAACGAGATAGGCGATCTTTGGAGAGCCAGATGCTGCGAGGGCGTAAAGGGTGTTGCCGTCACCAGCGATGAATCCGAAGGACAGCGCCACGCCGGGTCCAAGGGGGTAACCAGTGGTCAGACTCACCGTTGGGCCACCGACGTAGATGGTGATGGCCGCATCAATGTTCTTGATCTGTGCTGGGATCGGGTCCATGAGGGCACCGACATTGATCTCAAGAGACACCGGGATTGCAGTGACGGAGGCTGACGAAATAGTTACCTGACCTGAGGTTACAGCCATGCGCTCACGCTATCACCGGGCACCAGGGAACGGACGGATCGGGACTTCAGGACGAGTAGCCTCCAGCAGTTTCTTCTTGGCATACGCCTTCTTCATCCGGTCGGAGTGCAACCTGCGCTCCATGAGCTTTGCAGCCTGCTGTTCTGGGGTCATGCTGCCCCGGTACTTGCACCAGATGCCGTACCCGCCCTGCACATCCTCCATAGCCGTGGTGTGGAACTCCCACAGGCTAAGAGGATCGTCTTTCTCAAGGGCGTACTTCATTGTCCGAACGAAGTAGTCAGCCTGCGATCGAGTCTCCACCCGCATAACTCGGGGTTCCGTCCCCGGCGCTGCCTTCACTGGAGCCAAAGCTTTCGCCCACTTCGACCGTTCCGCTGCCTTCTTCACTTTTATGGGGCGGGGTTCCCACACCACCTCCACTGCTGGGTCGATCTTGCTTGCCATTGATCAGTTCATCCTCATGGAGCCACAGCCAGACGGCGTCTTGAAGGGCGTCGGAAATGTTTGCGATGTCAGGCATCCTTCGCTGAGAGGCGGCGAGCAGCCTGTCTCGCGCTTCCACCCCCAGCCGGAACGTCACCGGGACTTTCGTCCCCCCCATGTCCTCGAGGTCCGTCCGTGATGTGTGTCGTTGTCTCATGAAACTCCTTCGTAGGGTCGCACCGGACGCACAGGGAGATGATCCCGTAGTAGCGCCGGCCACATTGGCGGCACAAGCGTCCCTTGTACCCAGAGGGGTGGTAGACATCCACCTTGTCATTCTATGTCAGACAGGGTAGACGGGCAACTACAGCTTGTAGGCTGGCAGTTTCTGTGCCACCGCTGCTGGGTTCTGGCCGGGGTAATCAGCCGCCAACTGGGCGTAGAGCGCTTGCAAGTCGCTGACTGGGGTTTCGTAGTCGGGGTTGCGGGGGTCAGGCACGGATCCGAGGTTGGCGATCGGGGCGAAGTCTCCGGTGCTCCACGCATTGGCAGCAAGGCTCTTCGTAACTTGGTAGCGGGCCATTGCCGTCCGTGCAGCCTCCTGCTTGAGGTTGATCTCTTGGGGCTGGAACATGGGGATGTTGAGGCTGGCGTAGATGTTCTTCACCAGTGCGTCGGTTGACATGCCCTGGCGAGCTCCTGCGATACCCATGGCGCTCTTGATTGCTGAGAGTTGGGGCACGATGCCCTGCGCTGCCGTCATGAGGTTGCCCTGAGGACCGGCGGCCTCGATCCCGTAGAACTGGTCGTAGGTCAACTTCGGATACAGGGTGTTTGCCCCGAACATGATCTGTGGGTCGACCATGGCGAACCCGGCGGTGATGACCGGGTTGAGGCTTGAGATGACTCCACCGAGGGTGGCGTAGTTGGCTACGTCACGAAGGGGGTTGAGGGCACGGAAGTCCAAAGCGGTGACGTTGCCCTGCTTGTCGGGTGAACCGAGGAAGAACAGGAACTTGTACCGGGAAGGCAGGCCGGCGTCCTGGTGGGTGAGGTCGAACTCCGCCATGTTGGCGAGCATCATCGCCCGCCACGGGTGGTCACCGGGGAAGGAAAGGACGTAGGTGAGGATGTGCTTTGTCCAGCCGTAGAACGGCATGACCGATGCAGCCATGGTGCGCTCAAAGGGAGACATCCGTCGAAGGTCTCCCATGACTTCGTTGGCGTGATGCATCCCCTCGGCCATGGCCCGTTCCGGCGTCATGCCCTCAACCTTCAGGGCCTGGGCTGCACCGTCCATATAGGCAACGGCTTTCTGCATGTTGGTCACATACGAGGTGAAGCGGAGATTGATGTCAGCCAACGCCTTCAGCCAGTGAATCGGCTTGGCTGCTGCGAGTTTGATCCCCTGCGTGACCTCAATGTGCTCCTGGGCTGCGAGGCGAACCTGATCCCGGCCCGACTGCTCATGGAACCGATTCGATGCCGATTTGAGATCTCGCAGTTCCCACGCGGTTGTGCCGAGTTGGGTAACCGCCGAACCAAGACCCTCGGGGGTCTGGCCGTTTTTGATCATCTCATGGGCATCGCTGATTAGACCCAGCGCTGCGGGACTCGACCGGAGTGCAAGCAGGAAGGTTCCACCGAAGAAGATGTGAGCGGTGTACCGGGGGGAGAGGCCGAGGATGGAGTACCGGAAGAGTCGGGTGACCTTGTCGTAGATCGGAATGGCTGACGCTTGCCTGCTCTGCACCTTCTTGATGGCCTTGACGAGATCGCCATCGAGGTACAGATCCCCAGCTTTGTCCCACCGGGGCATGGTGAATCCGAACATCCCCTCTGGGTCGAACTTGACCATCCCCCAGTCACGGGCTTTCGACTCCAAGTACGAGGTCAGCGACTCCCCTGTCAGCCTGCTGACTTCGGGGTGCGCTTCCACGATCCGCTCATAGAGCGCCGTGGTGGTGACTGTGCGAGGGGCGAGGAAGTTGGTGACGTAGTCGACGGTGGCATCCCGATCGAGGATCTGCTTCACACCGTGGCTGAACGAGGCCATTACGTCGAACCGGGAGCGGTCCATGTCCCACACCCGGTTCATGGCCGAGTCGACACTCGGGATGCCGTGCCCGACGGTGATGTGGATGCCGTAGGAGCCAGTCTCCTCGGCCCGCTGCTGGAGCGAAGAGATGTGAGGGACGTAGGCGATCTGGATCTTTGGGTTCTCGGCAAGCCGGCGAACCTCGTTCTTGGCCGACTCCGTGACCGAGTCGATGATTTCTTGATCGACTGGGCTGAACCCGTACTCGGTAAAGACGCCCTTGGAAGCGAGTTGGACGAGGTCACGCAGCACGTTGGGATTGGCTCGCAACTCGGCGATCCGTTCCTCGGGCTTGCCAAGGATCTTATCGGCTCGTCCCATCAGTTCCCGGCCAGCCTCGGTCTTCATGAGGTGCTTGGCAAACGTGTCGAAGTACACGTCGGTAAACACGTCTGGCGGGTTCTCCCACACGGCCTTGGCAAATGCCTTGGTGGCGTCGGTGTTGGCCTTGAGTGCGATGGAGAAGACCCCGTCGCGACTCCGCTTGCCCTTGTTGGAGGCTTCTAGTGCTTGAGCATCACTCTTGTGCTGGACTTCGATCCGCTGGCGATCCTTCTTCATCGCCCCTTCCAAGTCCTTCTTCATTTTCATCTTGACAACTTCGAGCTGGGCCAACTCGGTACGCATCTCCGCCTTGATGGTGGCCTCGTCTTTGATGTACCCGGCCTGCTTCCACGCCGCTTCATGACGGGCGAGGTCGGCTGTCCGCTTGGACTCTAGGTTGACCAGTTCAGCGTCAATGCCCTCTTTGGTGCCGATACTTCCCGGCATGATGCCGAGTCCCTGTTCGAGTTGACCGATGGTGTCAGCGGGGATGGATGGGCCTTCCAAACGACCCGCTCGGATCTCCCGTCGCATCTGCGCCAACTTGGCTCTAGCGTTCTCCGCTGCGCTGATGTGCCCAAGGAACGTCTTGCGCTTCTGGAGGTGCCACGCCTCGTTGATGGCAGCGTGTTGGGCCCTCGTCCATTCTCGCTGCGCGGCAATGGCTTCGTCGGCCTTGGTTCGGATGGCCCGTGCCTTCGCCTTGATGGCGTTGTCCACGATGCCCTTCTGGGCGGTCAGGTGCCTCTTGACCCCGACATCCATGTCCTTGTACCGCTGCTCAAGCGCGTCAGCCTCGGCCTTCATCTGGGCATCCCGCACGCCCTTCGTCCCGGCCCACACCTCTCCCTTGCCGTAAACGGCGTTGTCGACCCTCTTGCGGAGTTGGATGGAGATGTTGGCGGCGAGGTGGAGGTTGCCTACCTGCTGAAGCACGGCTTTGAAATGAGGGTCGGCAGCAGCATCGACGTTGCGAACGCCCCATGCTTCCAATCGTTTCTGGGCGATCTTGGAGAGCTCGAGCACGTCCTGCCACTTGCCGTCCTTGGCGTGCTGGACGATGGAGTCGATGATCCCGCCCTCGTTGAACATCCTTCCGGCGATGCCCTGGTGAGAGATGCCGGTGAGCGCCTTGGAGCCGGGGAGTTTCTGGGTGTAGTTGAGTATGCCCACATCAACTTTGGCCGCAGCGACTCGAGCTTCTTCAAGGGCGTCTGTGTGCTTGGCAATCAACTGCTCGGCTTGGCTCGTTTGCTCCGCCCACTTCTCAAACTGGGGGAACATGTTGATGACCATCTTGGTGGTCGCTGCCCGCACTACGCCGGCCTTGATGACATCGGCGTGACCCTTAGCGGAGTACAGCCGCTCTTGTCCCGTTTTCGGGTCAATCAGTTTGGTGATGTCCCCAGAGATCAGTTGCTCTTCACGAATGAAGCGTCCCGGCCCCGTGAGGAACGCACGGGCTGCATCTCGAGCAGCCTGGTCGTACTTGGGATCTTCCATCCGCGTCCATGGGGTGGAGTTGTTCTTCTTCGCACTCGGGTCGACCTTGATGTTGGCCGGGTCGATGATCTCATGCATCTGCTCTTTTTGCTCAGGGCTGAGAACGTCGTAAGCGGCGTGGGCATCGGCAAACAACATCCGCTGCTCGAGCGTGTAGTGAGTTTCGTCTTTTGACAGCGTGAGCATGGCATCGCCGATGCCGGGATTGCTGTTGAGGAACGAACTACCCATCTTGGCGTGGAGCTTGTCGCCGAAGGTCATGATCCCCCTCGGCCCCATCTCCTTGGTCGGGGTGTTCATCAGGTAGTTCTTGCCCAGTCGACCGAGTGTCATTCCCTTGGCTGCTTGCTCGGGAGTGACGCCGGCACGCTCGGCGAGGGATGCATCTTTCAGCATTGACGTGCCCGCCATCTTTGACAGCGGGGAGAGATCAAGCAGGCTCTGCACTGGGTGCTCCATCAGGCTTTCAAAGCCGAGGATGGGGTTCTTTGCTTTCAAGACGGTGCCNANGTCCANCATGCCNGGGATCCACGATGCCACGGTGTCGGTCATCACTTGTCCGAGATCGGCGAGAGCCGACCCTCCGGTTAGATGATGAGATCCATCGAGGAGGTCAAACGTGTTCTTGACCGAGTCGACAAGACCGTTGTGCAGAGGGTGAATGACGATGTCGCCCACCCCGGTGAAGATGTTGCGAAGGTCGGTGACGGTGTTGCCGACGATGTTGAACGGTGAGGGTGCAGTAGACGGGGTGGCTTGCTGGACCCCGTTGGGATTGCCAGCAGCAAGGATTGCTCGCTCCCGTTCCGCCTGGGACATCTGTGTCCCGTACTGGATCAGACGCTTGGAATCCATCTGGTAGACGGGGTAGTACGAGTCGTACTTGATCCCTTGCGAATGCGCCCACGCAGCAGTGGTGTTCCAGTTCTTTTGAAACGACTGAAGTTGATTCTTGCTGGTTGCCACTTAGCCCCCCATGGGCGAATTGGTCCCCGGTGTGGTTGTCGGCTGTACCGGAACGGCGGAAGTTCCCGCAGCAACGGCGGGTGAAGGAAGTCCACCAACTGAAGCTGCGCCTGCACTTGGCAGTGCGTTCGTGACACCAAATTGGTTTTCAATCCAGTTGAGGGCTGGCGGAGCGTTGGCGACCACCGGATTGCTGGCAGGCAGATTGCCCTTGACAAGAAGGTATGGGACTTCGCCAGCGAGGGCTTGGAGCAACTGATCGTAGGGTGCCATCGCCAACTGCTGCGTTTCGGCCTTGCCCATGGACGTGAGCGACGATTGAATCCCCTGCGCTCCGGTTTGGGCAGCGTTGGCCTGGTTCGCCATGGCATTGGTTACCCCTGCACCTTGCGCTTGAGCTGCACCAGAGGTCCGGTCAAGCCATGCCGCCATTGGGGAGCCCGCACCTTGACCCAGCATCGCCTCGGCCTGACTGCTGATGGTCTTGTCCATCGACGCCTGGTTCGCACCCGACGCTGTGGGCTGGTACTCAGTGAGCAAAGCAGAGTACTGATCGGTCAGTTGCTTGGTCAGCGCTTCCCACGGGTTGACGGCAGCGGCTGCGGGCGCTTTGCCAGTTTTGCCAGTTCCGCCAGTCCCGGTGGCAGGCGAGGGACTAGGAGAAGGAGAAACAGCGGCTGCGTCGGCGGCTGCGTTTTGTTGCGCTGCCGTGATGTCAACATTTGGGCCATGACCGGTCAATTGACGAGGAAGGTTGATTGCGGTTCCCGCTACATCTGCGGCAATACTGGCAACATCTGCGCCAAGCGACGGAATGAAACCCCCGCCGTGACGCATTTTTTCAATACCGGACTCGTACTTTTGAAAATTATCTTGGATTGACGGCATCCTCAGCCTCCGCTTCCGGCAAGTGCGCCGTTGATGTTGAACCCACCGAGGAGGGCCGCCTGGCCGAGGACACCCGCTTGAGCGGTGGCACCTTGCGCTTGGGCCTGCCCGATCTGCCCGTAGAGCTGGTCGGTGCTCTGGATGGCCTGGAGGCCGGCTTGCTGCATGCCGTAGTTCAACTGATTGATCCCCTGCTCCGTAGAGAGGTTGTTCTGTTGGGCGGAGAGATTGAGTCCTGCTTGCCCTCGAGCAATGTCGGCAGCGGAATACGCCTGCTGGGCTTCCGCTCCCTGCTGCGCCCGGTTGTACTGACCCATCTGATAGCCGTACTGCTGCTGTTCCCCGAGAGCCTGTCGCTGCAATCCTGCTTGAGCGAACTGGTTGCTTTGCGCCTGGGTGGCGACCTCTTGTTGCTGGCCTTGAGAACCGACCGCACCGGATGTCGCTGCTTGCCCCTGCGTAGCCTGCTGCTGATTCGCATAACCGGTCGCCTGCTGCTGCTGTGCTTGCTGGTTCGCTGCCTGCTGAAGTCCGAACTGCTGACCGGTCAACTGCTCAGAGGCTTGCCGTCCCTGCTGCGCCAGCCCGAACTGCGTGTTGAGTAGTCCAGCTTGCGAAGCAAGACCCTGCTGCTGGAGACCGATCTGCTCTTGGCCGATGCCAGCATTGGCCTCCATGTAGGCACCCTGCAAACCGGNTTGNGCCTGCTGGGTGGCAAGACCGGTCTTCGTCTGGCCGATCTGATCCATGAGTTCGGCGACGGTGAGTTGTGTCCCGGCGATCGTGGGGGCAGCAGCAGCCGAGGCTGCGCCCGACAACCACTGCTGGTTCGACTGACTCATGGACATCAGTTGTAGTCACTTCCTGCTGAGGCCCACGGAGGCCACGACGATTGACCGCTGGTAAAGGTGTTGGGCTGGTCGGTGTACCACCCGGTGTTGTTGCTGGCATCGGACAGGATGTTCTCGTATGCCTGCTTCGCCTCTTGCCACCGGGGGTTTGAGTCCTGTCGGAGGCATTTGTAGGTGGCGTACTCGTAAGCCGCTTCCTCGTACCCCTGCAAGATGTCAATGGGATCGGTGGTCAAGACCGCATCCACACTCTGTCTGTATCCGAATACGTTGAGTACACCGCCCTGATTGGGCACGGGAAAGAGTCGGATCGTCAGGCTCGGTGGGTTGCCCCAGAGCGTGTACGACTGAGGCCACGCAGCGGGGAAGGTCTGATAGACGCCCCACGCCTCGTCCATCTCGTTGTAGCCCATGAAGTCCAGAGGGTAGATAAAGACCTGCCCGGTGGAAGTGGGCTGGAACTCCACTCGGTAGACCGACATGACGTTCGACGGGATCAGGTAGTTCTGCACGTTGGCTGAGACCTGTACCTGCTGGTTGTTCCGCAGGGTTCGAGTGCGCCGAGAGAAGTCCGCACATGCCTGGTTCAGGTATCCCTGGATCTGCACGTTCGTCCAGAACTGGGGAACAGGTTCATCAATCAGGTCTCTGACCTGCGTGATCGCTGAGGCCACAGTGACGGTCATACGACCATCCTACTCACTGCCCGTTCGCCCAGTCTTGGATGCGGAGGAAGTTGATGGAGAGATCTTGAGGAGCGGTGCTGTTCTTCCGCTGGATCAGCAAAGGGGCGATGACATTGTCGGGTGGTGGGTACACCCCGCTCGAGGCGGCCCAGATCTCCATCCGATGCCAGTTGGCGTCTAGCTCGTTGGCCGTCAGCATCCGGCTCTGACTGCGGAAGGGGAAGATGACCGGGAATCCCATGGCCGAAGCCCACCGCTCAATGGCGTTCCAGTTGATGTCCACGTCAGTCGGATTCCAGATTGACATGCCCTTGCGAGGGACGAAGAGAAGTGGTCGGTACTTCTGCGTCGGTTTTGACGGAAGCGCTGGCGGCGGAACCGTGTCGGCTGCGCCAGCGTTGATGCCATTGTATCCAGTCGCCGTGGAGCCTGAGAAAACTCCACCAGGGATCGTCCATGCCTCAAGGGACCACGTTCCTGCAACCAGTTTGGAGGTGTAGTGATACAGCCCGTCTGCGGTGATGACCGGCTGGAACCAACTGGTTGTGCCAGTTGACAGCACTTGATTGGTGATGACGGTTGCAGTAGTCGTGTCGAACACAGACATCGTTGCCGGAGTTGTTTGGGTGACCGCCACGACGTAGCGCCCATCTGGCGTGATGGCAACTCCGATGACGGCACTGCCGCTACCGGAACCGACCGGGAAGTGACCGGTTACCGTTCCCGTGCTCGCATTGATGGCGACGATGCTCTGCGGGTAGACGGTTCCTTGGTTTGCGATGTAGATGGTTCCCCCGTCGGGGCTGATGCACATGCCAATCGGGATGACACCGACCGGCAGAGTGAAGGTGGAAGCGAACGTGTTGCTCGCTGTCAGGATCCGGTAGATGACATTGGTTGAGCCATCATTGAGGTACACGACGCTGCTGTCGGGCGATGGCACCGGCAGGAACGGCAAGGTGGGGCTTGTCAGGGTGGTGATGACCGCACCGGTAGCGGGGTTGATTACGACAATGTTGTTCGTACCCACAGCACGAATGGCTGCATAGATAGCGGAACTGTTGGGAAGGATGCAGTGATAGGCGCTCCCGCCGAGAGCCGAGATAGTTGTGTGGTAGGTGAATGTATAAGTTGCGAGGTCCAACTTATACAGGTAACTAGGCCCACCAATATCATAGAACGTGAGATAAGCGTGGGCGTACCCCGGCTCTAGGACAACGACAGGGGAATACGAAAGGGTTCTTACAACAGCAGTTGCTACAAGTGTTGCTGGTGGTGGTTCTACGTTGTAGATCGCCCCAGCCGCAGAAACGGAACCTGGCGAAAACGAAACGCTGAATACGCCATTGGGTATCGCCACGATCAGTTGTCAGAGGCGAGGTGTGTGCTGATGCTGTACTGGATGTCGATTCCGTGGATGATCGGCATGTCAGCGACCCCGGCAGTGTTGGTGGACGAAATGCGGATTGATGGCTCGTACAGTCCGATGCCACCGATATTGAACCGAAGAAGCTCTGGTCCGGTGGTGATTCCGTTGTAGGTGAAGGGTCCAGCAACGACAGTGCCCTGGTCAAGCACGCTGATCGTGATGCTGTTGTTGATCTGCGTGCAGGAAGCACGGACGATGACTTGGCGCACGTCAACGGTTTGGTTGACCGGAGCGAGGTGGAGCGGCGTTGACTGCCATTGGAAGGTCTGAGCGGGGGACGAGGGGTCGAACCGATAAAGAAAGTTGAGGCTCGATGCGCCTTTGAAGGACAGTTGGCCGGCATAGATGTAGTTGCCGTTGACCGGCTGGATCCAGAACAGGTCGTGCCCGCCTTGGGCGAGACGGGGGTAGTACGTCCACCAGTTGCCGGTCTTGGAGTCCATCATCCAGTTGTTGGACATGTAGACCTTGTCGCCGAATTCTTGGGCGTAGTAGCCGTAATTGTTCGACTGCATGCTGGAGTACTCAGGCGGCAGGTAGAACGAGTTGTTCAACTGGCTCGAGATCTTCTGGCTGGTATTGGATCCGTTCCACGACCAGGCCCCGTTGTCGAATGAGCAGTAGATGAAGCCGACGGGGGTCGACGCTGCGTTGCCGTAGAAGTTGCCAGTTGAGGTAATGCCGGGAAGCGAGGTCACGGTCGGCGAGAAGATGTCCCCGGTGACAATGACGCCTCCGCCCCGCTTCTTGATCAGGACGAGTTCACCCGCCGAGATCGACCCGCCAGCCCCATACCCGTAGGGCTGCTCCGCAGCGAGCACCGTCTGCTGGTTGCCGATAGCTGCGGACAGGCCGGGATCGGTGAAGTTGATGCTCTCGTTGGTCTGGAACGTGGTGTTCGTCCAGGTGTATGAGGTGCCTGCGAGCACGATGACTCGAGACTGGTGCGTGATGGTCTGACCCGACACGGACTGGCCGGGGTTCACCATCATTGTGAACGGGGTGAAAGATGACCGGTTTGACGGGTCGGGGTACATGTACAACTGCCCTGAGACACCCCCCTGTGCCGTCTGTGCCGGTCCACCGGAAGGAAACACACATACGGGCGAGTAAGGAATTTGCAGGACTACAGCAACTCCACCGGAACTCCACGCTCCACCCGTAGAAGGGGAAGTGGCGAAGGTGCCGGTCCACGCTCCGCTTGATCCACCGGAAGCGGTGATGGTGTATGCCTTGTTGAGGGTCAATCCGGTTACGCCAACGGGGAGCTGGTTGAAGTAGACGGAGACCGGGGCACCCGCAGCGCTACCAACGGTGGTGGGAGCGAAGGGGTTTGCACCGAGGGTGGAGTTGGTGGTGATGGTCGTGGTGGCCCCGACGGTGACAGCGGTGATCGGCAGACCTGCTGCTGCTCTGCTCATCTGTGGGTAGGGCGATCCGAAGATCCCTGCTGCGGACGCGTTCGTCGTACCAACGATGGTGTTGAGGGCAGCGGTCTCGAGGATGTACGAGTACGCCTTCCAATAGTGATTGGACCCGTCATCGAACTCGGCCATGACAATGGCTTCGGTGTTACCCGACCCAAGTTCATCATGAACAAGGAGCCCGACGATGTAGGTGGGGCGAGCGGCTCCGTGGTCGTACCCGTGCGTGGTCGTGTCAGGCCAGGTGTAGGTCTGGGTGATCCCCGGCAGAGCAACGAGCGAACCGGACGGGATTGAGTAGCACGACCAAGTGTTGTTTGGGTCCGCTGACCCGAGGGGGGCGGCTGGTGTACGGTTCGCTGTTGCGTCTACGACCGTCCCGCTGGCGGAGTAGATGCCAGGGGAGAAGTCCTCAATGCGGATCCACTGCGGTCCTGGGTCTTCCTTTGGTGACATGTCATCTCCCCTTGAGGAGTGTTTGCACCAAGGTGATCAGGTCGACGTGACACATCACGTTGGCCTCCACCACGATTCGCTCCTGCTCAAGGATAGACGTGGATGCCTCGGCTAGGCGGTTTCTCCCAGCAACAGATTCCCCGTTCGAGTCCAAAAAGACTTGAAAAAACTGTTCGTTGATCTGGGCCGCCAGCCGAGCGTGATCTTTGCGATGGTTGATCAGATCNCTNGTGAGGTTGCACAACTCTTGTTGCAGATCGTCCGTTGACAGGGACGCGTACTGCGTGGGTGCAACCGGGTAACTCACATCCCAGGCGGAGTGTCCGCAGTCGCTTCGCCGGCCTCAGGATCGTCGGCCATCATGTTTGACGTGAGGGCGTGCTGACGATTTTCCAGTTCAGCCATCTGCTGCTTGACCCGCTCAAGTTCCGTGCGGATGTCAATGTTCTGAGTCTCAATGGTCTGATACCCGTAGTTGATGCTGTCGGGGTTGGAGATGGGAAAAGTCAATTCCCGATCCGTCAAGGTGTAGACGCTCACCTTGGGTGCCACCTTGGGCAGCATGTTGAGCTTGTCGTGGTACAAGCCGTAGAAGACGGACAGGCGAATCAGTTCGCCCTTCCGCTCCGGTACGACGCCCCGCTCCCCGTTGGGAGTCTGGAAGACAGTCTGCTTCTTGAACTCGGAGCGAGGATCGCCCAAGTACTTGCAGCACACATGGAACGGAATGAAGACCGTCTTCTTCGGCTCGAGGACGTAGACCCGTCGGACCCCGGCCCACTCAAGTGGGACGGAGCCGACGTTGGTCACCTTCATCATCTCGTCGGGATCCGACAAGACAACATCTGAGAACATGGGCGCAGTAGCCATGCTTCCTTCTTTCTGTATCAGGAGCTTTCGATGTGACACCAGCCGAGGGCCGGTGCGATGGTGGTAGCAGTGGGGGCCTGGAGGCAAGTGCCGACGCCGGTTCCAGCAGCAGCCGATGCGATGGCCGCCGAAATGGCACCACCGGGGATCGTAGCCGAGGTCGTGACGATCTGAGCTGCCGTGGGAGTCAAGGTGAAGAGCACCTGAGCGAGTCCACTGGTAGCAATCTGACAGATCGTTCCACCGGGCACCTGGGTCAACTTTGACCCGAGGGTGTTGCCACCGATGAGCGGGCCGATGCAAGACGCTGCACCGGCTGCTGCCGGGGAAGCCACGGTGACCGTCGGGTAGGCCGGAGCGGAGGCAGCACCCGAAGCGGTGCCGTTCCACGTCTGGAGTCCCATGAGCTGTCCGAAGACAAACGGGGCGGTGTAGGTGCCGACTGCCGTGTTCGTTCCACCCGTGGTGACCACGGGGATTGAGAACGTGGTGCTCGAGAGCACCGTGATGGGCCAAGTGCCGTTGGTAACTCCAGCGCCAACGGTTGTCCAAGTTGCGGCGGCCATGGTGACCTGTTGGCCGTTGACCAAACCGTGAACCGAAGTCGTGGTGACCACGGCAGGGGAGGCAGCGGAGATGGACACGATGGCCCCACCGAGGCTGTTGCCTGCTGGATCGGTGACGAACCGCTGAACGGAAACGTCTGCGTAAACCTCGTTACCCTGCGGAGCATTGATGCCCGCTGGGTTNACNATTACTGACTCTGCCATGACTGACCTCCTAGGCCGAAAGCTTNNTGAACTTGCCCTGGCGGGCCGGGTTGGCGCAGATCAGCTGAGCGTAGAGCTTCATGATCGCCGTCATGGCGTCCTGGTTCGGGGGCTTGACAAAGTCCTCGATCACGAAGTTGCCGCCCTGTCCGACCACGAACGTCCAGTACTCCTCGTTGAGGAAGAACAGGGTGCCGTCGCCGGTTGCGTTCACGGTGTCAATGTGGTCATCACAGAGCCACGGAACATTGTTGTACATGAGATGGTCGAAGCCCGCCGAAGCGAACTGCTGGTCAACCATCGCTACGTTCTTGAACTGGTTGAACACTGCGCCGGATGACGAGGGAGCCTGGTTCAGGTTCTGGTAGCGGATGTAGTTTGCCCGGTCGCCAGCGATGACGGTCGGGGCACGGCCACCGATGGTGCAAGCGCCGAAGAGGGCGTTGAGGGTGGCGAGCGTCATGGTCGTGGTGGTGGAGTCGACCTGAGCGTTCAACCAAGTGTTGGTCGACCGGGTGATGCCACCGTAGGAAGCAGCAACGGTGCCGTTGTCGACAGCGGCGTTGATGCCAATGATCGACTTGGGGTTCGAGCCATCAGACCAGAAACCGACGGCGAGCGTGTCCAGCCAGTCCAGCTTCGCCATCTCGAACTGGGCGGTGAGGTAGTCCATCGCCTTTTCGTCGGACTCGGACTGGTTCAGGGTGAGACCGTCAACCGTGACGTTGTTGTAGAGCTGCGCCCACGGGAAGGATCCGTCCTGCACCACGTCGAAGGGGACGGTGGTCAGGATCTCGGGACCGGTGTACCAGCCACCCGAGTTGGGCTTGGCGTACATCCACGGCTGCTCGATCCACAGACCGCCCTTGACCACGTCCTTGTTCCTGGCCTTGAGCCGGAAGGTGATCGGCGACGCATTGAAAACCACATCCGTGATGTACTTCATCAGGTGTCGGTTGCTCAACGCAGTCAGGGTGTTTGTACCCCAAATCGGCGTAGCCATCTTCTATTGCCCTTTCATTCGGTAAGGCCAGAACGGAAGTCCGTGAGCATTGCGCTCATGATCTCCTGTCGATTGTTCGGCCTGGGTTCTGATGTCTGATTCCTGGGTGTTGACCCGGTACTGGATGAAAGCGCAGATTGCTTACGCTTGCGGTCTTCGGCCTGCTGGGCCTTAGATCGGAGCGTATCACTGTGAAGCGTCTTTTCACGGTATTGCGGTGTTGCCCAAACGGCGGTGTCAAGTGCCCGCATCATGCCCCCCTTGAGCGAACCCTCAGGATCAAGGGACTCAGGGGTCTCGAGAAGACGCATGTCGCTCGCAGCGGCGACGATGTTCTTCACGTCCTCGGTGTCGAACTCGGGATGCTCCACATGAAACTGACTGAGGGCATCACGGAACGAGTTGATGACCAACTGCTTGCGAGTTTCCGCTTGCTGGTTGGCGTAGTCGGCCTGTCGACGGGACTCCGCCGCCTTCACTTCGCTCAGTTCAGCGTCGATGCGCTGCTGCTGGCGGTAGAGGAAGATCGACTGTTGATCGTCGGGATCTAGCCACTCGGGCAGGGAGTCGGTGACATCGACTGCAACCTGTTGGCCGAGGATGGCGTCGCGTACCCGTTTCGCCTTGTCGGGATCTCCCTTGACCTGACGATTGAGCTCAAGCAGGGCTTGTGCTTCTTCGATGGGCATGATCTCGCCACCGAAGTCGACCAGTCCCGGCGGAAGGATGTCGGGAGTATCGGGGAGGGAGGGAGGCTCCTTAATTGAGGTGGTCTCAACCTCCCCCCCCGGTGCTTCTTCCCCAGCACCCTCAAGGTCAGCGGAAACCTCGGGGTCGGGGAAATCGTTGTGGAGGTCGGCAAGCATCGCATCAAGATCGAGCGATGGCTCCTCCTGGTCAAAGTCTGGCGCAGTTTCAGACATCATTCACCTGTTGATTGAGAGATCACCCGGCGCATCTCGTCGGGATCCATCTGAGGGATACGGGCATGTGGTTCTGGACCGCCCTGAGGAGGGCCGGCCTGTGGTGGAGGACCGCCTCCTGGTGAGGGCGATGGCGCAGGCCCGCCAGGTGGGGGGCCGCCTACAGGAGGTGGCGCACCCCCCCCGGCAGGTCCGGTCGGCTGCGCTCCTCCCGGCTGTTGCGGGTTCTTGATGACCCCAACGACTACTTTCTCAAGCGCCATGATTACGTCCATGTGGGCGTCTGGCGCGAGTTTCGCCTGAGTCAGGGCCATGAGAACTTCACCCATGGCATCAGTGAAGGAAGCGGGAGCCTTACCGGCTCCGCCGGCTGCCATCAGAGAATCGCCTCGTCATGAGGTTCGCCGGAAACCCGATCGCTGAACGTCTCGGATCCGTAGGCATCGTTGGACGTGAATCCCTGCTTGTGGATGACCACGTTGCCGCCGTCTTGGGGAAGCTGTGCTCCCATTGCAATGTGGTGGACGCCATCCTGCTTGCGAGCCATGTTGATCTCCTTTAGAAACGTCGAAGGGTGCTACCGAAGAACGGTAGCACCCTGATCGACTCTGACGGGGTTTTTAGCCCGACAAGCTACTTGCGCTTGCCGTGGCGACCACCGTGACGCTTTCCGCGACGGGCCATTGTTCCACCCCCTTCCTGTGACGAAGAAGTGATGGTTGACACCGCCGTCTACCGACCTGCTCGGTGGCTGACGCGCTTGGTGTGTGACCGACTGGTGCTCTTGGTCTGAGCGAGAGGGTTCTGCTTGGAGTTGGAGCGGTTGGCTCCAACCCTCTTCCGGCCCCGCTGGGCCTTGCCACTCTTAGCGAGATGTCGCACGCTTGCTCCTTCTTTTGGATTTCCTCGACGGGTGACGGCGAGAGTTTGAGAGAGCAGCCGCAACGGCCTGCTTCTGGTCGTGACCGGAGTGAACCATCTCGCTGATGTTCTTTGAGATGGTTGCTCGGCTAGATCCAGATTTGAGTGGCACGTCTAGAACGCTCTCCGTGTGGACCGCCGGGGTCCGAATCGTCTCATTTGGTACTTGCTTCCAGGCCGGCGACCCTTGGCAGATCTNTTGNTNCGNACCACGTTATCTCACTGACCGTCGCCGGTGGAGGATCCCTGCGTGCGATTGCCCCGATACCACGGCGGGCTGGCAAGGTCACGGGAGGTGTTCTCGTCGTTGTCGAAGTAGACAACGGGTTCGAACGATTCCATTCCACATCCGTTGTCACCAAACTGAATGTTGGAAGACTCACGGACGTTCTTGGCACCGGCCTGGTTGAGGCCGAGGTTGCCATCCCATCCAGTTGACATGATTCGAGTGGGACGCCTGCCGTAGCTGTGTCCTGAGAGATCAGTCATATCTGCCATGTTCAGATTCTACTCCTAGAAGAAGGTGATTTCCGTGTTCGTGATAAATAGCCCCCCGGCTGTCAACACGAACGTAGTCGGGGGAGTGGCAGGGAACGTCATCAAGAACGGTTGCGTCGGGCTCATCACCACGCCGGTATCGCCAGCCACGCCCTTGAAGGTCAGGGTCTGAGCGTTGGCAGTAGAGGGAGTGATGATCATTCCAACGGCCCACGTCGGGACGGTGATGGTGTTGGTCCCTGAAGCGAGGGTGATGGAGATTGCTTGGTAGTTGTTGGTGACAGTTGGTGCCACGTTGTACGGGCCGACGGTCACCGTTCCGATCGGGACCGACGTGATCTGTCCCTGGATGGTGATTGCTCCTGCCATGGCGGGATCCTATCAGTGGGGGTGTCCGGTGCCGGGACCGTGCTGTTGTCCCTTGGCAAGTGCCTGTGCTCGAACAGCATCTTGCGCTTCTTGCTGCATGCGTTGTTCTATCTGTTCGCTGTGGGGAATGCCGTGGGCCTGGAGCACTGTGTGGTTGTCCACGACCCCCATCGCCTTGAGAGCGTCGATCTCTTGGATCCTTGCGCCTCGGCTGGTCGGCTTACTGCTACCAGCGTCCACGACCAACTGGAACCGAAGCGGTGCCAGTCCATCTTTTGTAGGCCGCATGAAGTGATTGGCGGCAAGCTTGAGTGAAGTGGCTGCACCTTCTTCTCCTACGATCGCGACAGTCCGGTGGGTGTCGTAGTTGACAATGATGAGGTTGGTAAGGATCTCTCCGAGGGAACCCAGTGCGGATTCCAGATTGCGGAGGCTGGCCCGAATCGAAACGAAACCGGCTTCTTGAGTGGCCTGAACCGTGGATTGAGCTTGTCGCTGACTGGGCTGCTGCCCTTTGCTGGTTCCCGAAAGTCCACTGATGTTCTCCATCCGCTCAATCCAGAACTTCACTGCGTCCATCACCATCGGCGGGAGGGACGGGGGGGTGAGCCACCCCGGTTTGATGCTCTGAGAGTTGCTTGCCGTCGCTGCTTTCAGCGTCAGGCGCTGGCCGGCCTTGTTCACCATGGGGGTCCGGTTGATGCCCGACCCTTCCACGTCCATGAACACGGGGTTTGAGATCAGGTTGATGTTCGCCATCACCATGGTGAGGATGCCGTTCAGGGCCAACTGGCAAGGAGCGAGGTGGCTGACGATGGGGGTCGACCAGAACTCGCCCATCTCGTCATCGACGTAGCGGACGTAAGGATGGATGTCCTGATCCCACAGATCCTTGGCGGTCTCGTTCAAGAGAACGATGGAGCCGGTGTAGAAGATCACCCTCCATTCGTTGTAGATGACCTTCTCGGGAGAGTCGTGGAGGGGGTTTGAAGAGTCCCGATCCATCTCCACGTTCTCTTTGACCCAGCATTCGTAGACGTTTACGCCTTTGGTGCCCATCCGCTTGATGTTGGTGCCCTGGCCGGGAGCGCCGAAGGCAACTGGTCCCTGACCGAGGTTGGTGGGGATCCCATCGTTGGAGTACTTAGGCCAGTTCTCAGTCTGCGGCTTCTTGATGTCGACCTGCTGGTCGGNAGACTCGGACGCCTCCTCGAGCACTTCCCGGCTGATGTCGGGGAAACGGCGCTCGATCTCGTCGTACGTCCAGCGGTGCTTGACGAAAAAGTACGAAGCGTCATTAAAGGATGTTGCGTTCGGGTCGGGGTAGAACGTCCACGGGTCCACCCGCTGCATGTCGACATTGCCGTCGCCCGAAGACAAGCCAGAATCCCACACCGCTTTCAGGATCCCGGCCCCGTACAGGCCGGCGTCCCAGATCGCCATGGAGATCTGGGATTCCCACCGACCGACCTTGAAGTTGGTCCGAAGCACGGTCTCGAGGTGTTCGCACAGCTTCTCCTCCATCATGGCGTACGGGGAGAACGGATCCACCGAAGGGTTGAGACTGAACTGAATCTCTTGGTCGGTCATCCACCCAACTCGGGAGCGCATGATCGGAAAGACTTCGGAGTCTCGAGGGTCATCAGCGGAACGGCCCCACCGGTTCATGGCGAGCATGTAGTTCTTCCGCCACGCATCACTGCGCCGACGCCGTGCTGCTACCGCTTGTTGGAACATGTCAGCGAGTCGGCCCGTCGTGGACCGGTCCTCGGTGCTCTGATTGTCCTCAACTTGGAGATAGGTCACGCATCCACCGACTCAGACTTCTCTGCCCGCTTGGCATCCCGTGCGGCTTCAGCCTTGGCGAGTTCCGCTCCGGTGGTTGCCGCATCCTGCACTAGGCGCTGGCGGGTCTGGGCTGCGTAGAACTCTTTCTCTTCTTTGTTGATGCCGAAGGCTTCGTCATCAAACACTTCGACTACTTGGTA